CTGCGTTAAAGTCCCGCCGATTTTGTCGATAATCGTAGCAAGCCACATTATCTCAGCCTCTATGCCTACAACGGTAAGTCTAAATTTATTGCCCCAGTCCTCAATCTTTTGCATCCCTTCCCCGCTAAGCTCGCCGTTCAAACCAGTAACCTTCGCGGTAATGGTTTCAATTATTTCGGCCATTGCCGGAGTAAAGGCTTTTCCAACCAGAACTTGCAGATTATCAAAATGCCGTTCAAGCGACATACATTGTTTCATGGTTGTTTTCATGGCATCATCATAAACACCAAGCCTTGAAGCACCGTCTTTGAAAACAGCATTTGCCCGCGCCTGAGTCTTTTCAACTTCGGTTAAAGCTCCCTTTGCGCGGCCCATAGACACCTCAAGATCCCTGTAGCTCTGCTCAAAATTGACGTTTATTCCAAGGGTCTTGAGAATTTCCGTCTCTCCGGATTTAACAGCCAGGATAATATTTGTCAGTGCATCGGTTGTGTTTGTCATGCCAACTACGGCGGCATCACGTGCAACGGAAGCAAACTTTTCAGCATCCGCCAACTTGAGTCCAGCAGTTACAAGTTGAATCGTTGCATTTCTGGAGTCCACCATTGCGATGCCGAGTTTCTGCATTTTCACCGCAGCCTCTTCCATCTGCGCCCCCGTATATCGAGCAATATTCCCGACCGTCTTCATGGAAACGCCGAGCATTTCATATTTTGCGGCCATGAAAGCGGCGTCCCTGATGTACTGTGAAACCTTCATGGCTGCATAAGCTACACCAAGACCAATAATGGCCTGCCTGAGCTTTGCAAAGCCGGCCGTGACAGAGTCGGTTGCCTTCTCGGTCTTCTTGCTGTCCTCGGTGAGCTTGTTCAGGTCTTTGGACGCCGTGACCACGCCCGACGAATCCACGCGAATGAAAAGGCTGGCAATATCGGTCATCTGTTCTTCCCCGATTCGGTTAAGTACACCCTGTCAATGGCCTTCAATATTCCGACTTCCCACGCAGTAGGGAAGGACTTGGTTAAATTTGCCCACGCCTCAAGTTCCCGGTATGATAATGGCATAGGCTGTCCATCGGTGTAGCTCCGGCCCCCGGCAACCTCACAGAACCAAGCCCAAAGATATTTGATGCAGTCATGACACTCGACCGGGTCAAGCGCCGGTATTGGTTTATTCGTCTGCCGCTGAGCTGCTTCAAGGTTTTCTCTTTCTGTTGAGCCGTCTTTCAGGCGCTTATTCAGTTGGAATTCCTTCTCGGCGTACCCAAGGAGGCCCCACCCGGTTCCGGGGGCCTCCTTGGGACTGCTTTCACCGATCAGGATTTGATAAAATTTGCGCGGTCACCGATAGCGGTGTCAACCTGTTCCTTTATCCAGGGGAACCGACCATATACCATGGCCGCGTTGTCAACCGTGAAGGGGATTTCTTTGCCATCGATAATGACCCCGGACCATCCGGTCGTACAGGCGGCCAGCAGATCAATATTGTCCTGCTCGATCTCTTCCACCGGGACCGATGCTGAACCGCGAAAGCCGCCCTTTTGAAGCTTCGCCATTCGCTTTTTGTTCTGCGCACGGCTGACCCGATGGAAGGCGTCAGAATCCTTTCCCAGAACCGTGATGCAGATATCCAAGTCCTCATTGGTTCCGGGGTGATAAATCCGCACCTCAAAACCTTCATTGGACCCCTTCACCGTGTCGATTGCCGATAAATCTACCACTTTCTTTTCCATTGTAACCCTCCTACCTCCGGTTTATTTTGTTTTGGGCGGATACTTCACCTGAATCTTCTTCACCGGCAGCGGTCTCCCCGCCGCAAAACACTTTTCAATGAATTTCCGCTCCTCATAATTTGGCGGACCGATTCTAAAAACGATGTCAATGGTCTTGGGAGCTTTTCCCTTGAACCGTTTCCGGGTCGCCTTGACGGTCAGTTTATCGCCGTAATACTTCGTGGCCTTGTAAGCGCCGCCTTCCAGAATGCACTCCGCCAGTTGTCCGAACACCTGTCTTGACACTTTCATCTTTTTCTCCTTTCAGGTCTCCGGAGAGACCGCTTCCGACACTGTAGGCCAGTCGGCTTGCCTCGTAGCGTTATTCTACCGTTGAATCCTGGATGCTCAATGTGGTTGCCAGTGAATCCACCGTACAGGTTGTGCCGTCATCGCCGCCGGTATCGAACAGGGCCACAAACGGCATGGTCTGAATGATTCCTTTTTCGCCGTCATCTTTGCCGGACCCGCCCATTTTCACCCTGGGCATGGTGAACGCGATAAAGTCGGCCGTCGCACTATTGGCCGTTGTGAACACCGCCGACACGCTGACCTCTGTTTCGTCGGCGAAGTAATCCCGCATGGTGGCGTTCTCGAAGAACAGCGACATATTGCCCTTGACCTGAATCCGGCCGTCAAAAATATCGGGTTTGTAATTCGAGCCAATGACGCCCTCCGAGGTCAATCCTGCGGACACATCGAAGTCCATGCCGGTGAGTACGGCGATCTTGGTCCCGGCCACATACACCGCGCCATTTACCGCCGCAAGGATACCGCTGGTCGAAGCCGCAAGGACCGCCGAAAAATAGGGCGAGGTCCCGGCCACAAGCCGGTTCTGTCGAAGGGCCATCATGCCGAAGTCAACGGTAGCCATCCCGGATGCCGGCAGCTTCACGGCCATGGTGTTTACCTTCGCATCGTAGAACACCTCGGAAAGGTCCAGATCGCTGAAATTGTGCTCAATCGAGAACCAGTTTTCGGTATGAGCTGTGGCCGGGGTCCATGTCTTTTTGCCGACGCCCGTAAAGGTAACGGCATCACCGGCAATTTTCGCCGCGCCGACCGCCCCGTCAAGGAATGTCCCGACCATGACCAATTCGGTCAGGGAGGTAATCAGGAAGTTCCTGGCGTTGTTGCCGGCGCCCGTGGTGCTCCATCCGGTCCACCGCCCCACGTCGCCTACTTTCAGGCCATCCGTGAGGAAGGTTCCGGTCGCCGCCGAGGTGAAGGTGGCAATCGGCCCGGTCCCGAGCGTACAGGCAACGTCGGACTCTTCGCCACTGGCCGGGGCCGCCACAAAGTCCTTACGCAGGATAGCTGCCATGAGCCGGAAATATGTCCCCGGTGAAAGCTCGCCCGCAATGGTGCCGTCACAGGACTGAATTCCGTGCCGCATGTCGGCAATCTGCCGGTCGGACCGCATCTCGTTGCTCTGGAAGGTCTCCTTTGTGAGGTCGAAGCTCGAAGTCACCCGGCGCAAATACTGAGCCGTGGCGAGGTCGGCGACCGCACAAGTTCCCTGGGCCGCCTGAGGGGCCAGGATCAACTTTTTTTCAATTCCACTTGCTGTTGCCATTGTTCATTCTCCTTTGTTTTTTAAGTTATTCCCGCAAACCAACGCACACGAACGGGTATATGCCATCTGTCGCCGTCTACCCGGCCCGCTCCAATTTCCGGGGTCTTGTCCACCCGGACCGTTACCGACCCGGAAGTCATGGAAGTTCCCCGTTTGAAAGTTGTTCGAATCAACTGTGCCCTTGCCTCTGCCGCCGCGGTCCCGTTCTGGAGAGGATAAAAAAGGCTGATCTGAAATATCCCCTGCTCCTGATAATAGTCGTCCCCGAGCGTCGGGTTGTCAGGTGTGGCAGGCATCACATAGGCGGCTTGGTAGGGCGTGCCATTGACCGGGGTATAGTCCACGTTCTCCCAGACCGTTGCCAGTGCCGTCATGCCGTCCAGCTTGCTCTGAAGTGCCGCCCGTACCGAAACGATGCTCATTTATTCACCTCTTGAAGCGCGTCTCTTATTGTGCCTTGGAACTGAATCTCTGTAAGTCCCACCATCCCGTGCGGCGCTTGCTTGCTATGGCCGTTCTCAAGAGCCGGGCCATATTCAACATTGTTTGCAATGTAATAGACCTTTCCGGCCGCTTCTTTTGGGATTCCGGATCGAATCTTGCCCATTGTCGCCGCGCCGCTCTTGTCTATGCCCTCAACCTCGCCTTGCGGCATTGATCCGACTCCAAGCTGCCAATTTGCCCGGAAGTGACCGCCCGAATATCCCTTCGGTGGTTGCCGCCGGTATTCAAGCTTCCCGCGTTTCAGGCGTTTGGTTCCGGCCAGGTTCATGAATCGGTATGACGCCCCCAAAGAGAACCACAGTTCAGGGTTGCCGACAGGAGACCGATCAACAAGAGATTTTGAAATATCAATGACGGTTTTTCTGACAACCCGGTTGCCGTTGCCCTTTGATTTTTCAACAAACTTCTTTATGTCGTCTGAGAAGCTCATTAAACGCCCCTAAGGTTAATGTCGTACAAGACAACCGTACCAGCAGGCGAAACCTCTTTGATCTGCGTTATGGTGTATTTAGTCCCTGCTGCCACCGTGACCATATCGCCAACCGATGGACCCGTTAAAACCGCGCCGTCTGTGTCCAGTGGCGACAAAAGAAGCTGTTTGTCGCCTACCCGCACCAAAGACCCAGGGGCGTTAAAAACACCGGCTTGTTGTACGCTGTAATCAAGTATGGCCCCGGTCCCTGTCTGCGTGGTCAAGGAGTTGTTCACAAGTCCGGTTGCCGGGTCATAGGTTCCGGCCACGGTGTGCGTGATGGTCACGGTCTGGCCCTTGCCTATCAAGAGCCGGTTC